CTCCATACCAGTTCGTGTACTGGCGCATGCGCCGTATTCAGGATGCTGGCAATGGTATTCAGACAGGCGACATGAACTTCCGCTTCCTACCCGCTGTGACAGCCGGCTTGGCGTACTACATCGCCATGAAGGACCCAACCCTGGCAGGGCGCCTAGAAATGCTTAAAGCGGTCTACGACGAGCAGTTCAACCTCTCGGCAGGGGAAGACCACGAGAAGGCCCCAATTCGCTTTGTGCCCCGTCAGATGTTCATCGGGGGTAGCACCTAATGTCAAACCAGTTCGCTGCCGGAAAACGCGCGATCGCCGAGTGCGATCGTTGCGGCCAGCAGTACAAACTCAAACAGCTCAAACGCGAGATCATCAAGACTAAGCTCTATGACTTGCGGGTGTGCCCTGAGTGCTGGGACCCTGACCATCCACAATTGCTGTTGGGTATGTACCCTGTGAGTGATTCACAGGCCCTGCGCGATCCACGTCGCGACAACACGTACTACACCTCCGGCGTCAACGTGAATGGCTATTCAGCGGGTGGCTCTCGAGACATCCAATGGGGCTGGCTGCCGGTAGGCGGATCAAGCGATTTCGATGCTGCTCTGACACCAAATAACTTGGTTTCTGTGGCAAGTGTTGGTACAGTAACGGTAGTTGTAAATTAAGGAGTCCGTCATGGATAAAAAACAAGTCAAGGCGATCGCTGACAAGGAAGTGAAAGCCCACGAGAAGAAGATGCACGGTGCCAAAACCTTCAAAAAAGGCGGCCCTACATCGTTGGACCGTAAGACATACGGCAAGAACTTGTCGCGCGCAATGAACCAACGCGGAGGCTAATATGGCTACCAAGAACAACAAACCTGCTTCGGCTTACGCCAAGCCCCACACCATGAGCGGCAAAGCTGTTAAGGCTGAAGTCAATCCTGGCAAGGGCCCAAACAAAAGCAGCCTTGACCAGTATGACGTGAGCGTTGGCGCCGTCAGCAAGTCAAAAGGCGACGAACCCACAAAGACCTCGGGCATCAAAATCCGCGGTACCGGTGCAGCTACCAAAGGCGTAATGGCCCGCGGCCCAATGGCATAAAACATGACGTACGACGAACTCGTCACCGCGGTCTCTGATTACTGCGAGAACACCTTCCCAACTGCTGACATGAACACCATGATTCAGCAGGCGGAGCAGCGCATCTACAACACGGTGCAGCTAGCCAACTTGCGTAAGAACGTGATTGGTGTGGTGCAATCCGGCAATAAGTACTTGGCCGTGCCTGACGATTTCTTGTCGGCGTATTCCTTGGCAATCATCAAAGACTACGGTACAGCTACCGAAGAATATTTGTACTTGCTCAACAAGGATGTCAACTTCATCCGTGAGGCGTATCCCACGCCCGCGGACACTGGCCTGCCCAAGCACTATGGCATCTTTGGCCCACAGTCAACCAATGCCAACGAGCTGACCTTCATCATGGGCCCAACGCCCGATGAAAACTACCATGCAGAGATGCACTATTACTACTACCCCGAGTCAATCGTGACTGCGGGTACTACGTGGCTTGGTGACAACTTTGATTCTGCGTTGCTCAACGCTACGATGGTGGAAGCAATTCGCTACATGAAGGGCGAGGCCGACATGGTCAAGATGTACCAAGACATGTACGCACAGTCGATTGCACTGCTCAAGAACTTGGGTGACGGCAAACAACGCGCCGACGCATACCGCGACGGCCAAGTTAGGGTCCAGGTGTCTTAATGGCAATCGTCCAAACGCAAACCACATCCTTCAAGGCGGAGTTGTATCAAGGGATTCACGATCTCTTGACCGACGACATCTACATCGCGCTCTACAACGGCAACGCCAACTTAGACGCATCCACCACTGTGTATTCCACGACCGACGAGATCACCGGTACTGGCTACACGGCAGGTGGGCAACAGCTTTTGGGCGCAACAGTTAACTCATCGGGCACCACTGCCTATGTGAACTTCTCGAGCGTTCAATGGAATCCAGCCGCGTTCACCACGCGCTGTGCGCTGATTTACAACGCCTCCAAGGGCAACAAGTCTGTTGCGGTTTTGGACTTTGGCTCGGACAAGACGGCAACGTCAGCTTTTACAATCACAATGCCCGCGAACACCGCGTCAGCAGCTTTGATTCGTAGCTCTTACTAAGGACACCCGATGCTAGTCAACACCACAAAAGGCGAGATGGACGATTCCCTGCTTGAGAAAAAAGAGGGAACCATCGACAATGACAACGAAACAACCACTTGGGTTGAGTACTGGTTGGAAGGCGAACTCGTTCACCGCTCTGTCCACATGACGCTCAAGAAATTCACCGTGACGGGCGAACCCGTAGCCGCTTCTCTGTAAGGAAATACCATGGCCAATACCCAAGCAATGACCACTTCGTTCAAGGGCGAGCTCTTGACTGGCACACACAACTTTGGCACGGCCCCCGTGCGCGCCTCTGGCGCAGCCGACACATTCAAGGCTGCTCTGTACTTGGCATCTGCCACTGTGAACGCATCGACAACTGCTTACAGCTCGACTGGCGAAGTGACTGGCACAAACTACACCGCCGGCGGCGTGGCTGTGACCAACGCTACCGCTCCAGCTACAAGCGGCACAACCGCATACTGGACACCTTCGGCCAGCATCGTCTACACAAACGTGACCTTGTCCACTGCCTTTGACGCTGTGTTGATCTACAACTCGACTCAAGGCGACAAGGCTGTGAGCGTGCATACCTTTGGTTCGCAAACCGTTACTGCTGGCACGTTCACATTGACCATGCCAACGAACGACGCTTCCACTGGCCTGATTCGCATCGCGTAATAGGAAGCCCAGATGTTTGGGCTTGCCGCATTTTCAGGGGCACCGTTTAGTTCGCTTGCGAACGGCGATGTCACCCTGGCGATCACGGGCGTTACGGCTACTGGTGCCGTAGGCTCCGTCACATCTGCACATGCGCAAGCCCTCACTGGCGTTTCAGCAACCGGTGCAGTCGGCACCCTTGGTGTTAGCAAGTCCGTAGCCATCACAGGCGTGTCGGGCACCGGCGCCGTAGGCTCGGTTGCAGTAACTGTTGCCCCCGCCCTCACTAGCGTAGTCGGCACAGGCTCCGTTGGTTCAGTCTTGGCGGCATTTCAGGCTGCCCTCACTGGCGTGGCGGGTACGGGTGCAGTAGGCACCGCCGGCGTCAATCATGCGCAAGCCCTCACTGGGGTCGAAGCGACAGGCATCGCTGGGTCGGTACTTCATGGCAAAGATGTTGAACCATCTGGGGTAGTCGGCACCGGTGCTGTTGGGACAATGGTGCCCAACACATCCATCCAAGAAGACGGCACGGTAGGCACCGGCAACGTGGGCACCGCGGTGCCAGTCATCTCTGTTGGCCTCACAGGGGTCGAAGGAACTGGCGAAGTTGCGGGTGTGGTCCCTCGCTTGGTCATTGACGGCGTCGAAGGTACCGGCCAAGTTGGCGATGTTGGCTTGAGCCGGACTGTTGGGCTGTCTGGTGTTGCAGGTTCTGGCCTTGCCGGCTCCATAACAGCGACCCCACTGCGCGGCTTGACAAGCGTAACCGGCACTGGCGCGGTTGGTGATTTGAGCGTAGCGCGCACGCGCGCGATCCTTGGCGTCATCGCTCAAGGCGCGGTGGGCGACGTTGGTGTGCTTTTCTGGAGCGTTATTGATGACACCCAGGTCGCGAACTGGCAAAATATCGGCAATTCACAGACTCCCGGTTGGACTGATGTTGACACAACGGATACCCCCAACTGGCAAGAGATCGTGACGTAAGGAACACACATGGCTTTAGTTTTAAAAGACCGCGTCAAGGAAACCACGGCCACCACCGGGACGGGCACAGTTACGCTTGCCGGTGCATCTACCGGCTACCAGTCGTTCTCTGCGATCGGCAACGGCAACACCACCTACTACTGCATTGCGGGCCAAACAGGCTCTGAGTGGGAAGTTGGCATCGGCACGTACACCTCGTCTGGCACAACCCTGTCTCGCACCACCGTGCTGGCCTCGAGCAACTCCGGCAGCTTGGTCAACTTTAGCGCGGGCACCAAGGACGTATTTGTCACCTACCCGGCTGGCCGTTCGGTCAACTTGGACTCCGCCGCCACTGAGGCGCGCGCTCCCCAATTCAACGCAACCAATGGCCTGATTGTGAACTCTATGACTGTGGCCGCAGACTACACGGTCGCGTCTGGCGACAGTGCCATGAGCGTTGGGCCAATCACAGTGAACTCCGGCGTAAGCGTAACCGTGTCAAGTGGTTCGCGCTGGGTTGTCCTGTAATGAACAAAGCATTAGAATGCAGAAAGATTAGGAGTAAACCGTGACCACAGCTTACACATCACTGCTAGGGCTGGCGCTTCCCGTCACGGGCGAACTGGCGGGCACTTGGGGCGAAGAAGTCAACAACAGCATCACGCAGTTGGTTGAAGATTCTGTTGCTGGCGTAGCCACATTCAGCGTAACCGCAGGCAACTGGACGCTCTCCACAACAACTAACGGCCTGCCCAACGAAGCGCGCATGGCCATCCTGATTCCTACGGGCACGCCAGGGGTCAGCCGCAATATCGTTGCTCCATCGCAAAGCAAGGCGTATATCGTCATCAACCAATCTGATGCAGCGGTTGTGCTCAAAGGCTCCGCCACCACTGGCGTGACAATCCCTGCGGGCTCCACATTCTTGTGCGCATGGAACAGCTCTGACTTCATCAAGGTCAGCGAGAACGTAGCCGGCTCGAACACGCAAGTTCAGTTCAACAACAACGGTGTGTTGGGCGCTTCTGCAAACTTGACCTGGAACGGCTCTACGCTGGCCGTCACTGGCGCGCTCACTGCTAGCGCAGATTCGCAATTCACATCGACCGGCGCATTGAAGATCAGTGCGGGTACAACAGCCCAGCGCCCCGGCTCCCCCGCCGTTTCGATGATCCGCTACAACTCCACCACCGGCGAGTTTGAAGGCTACTCGGGATCATCCCCTGCTTGGAAGTCCATCGGCGGTTCGGCACTGAGCAACGACACTTCAACTGCTTCTTATGAGTACCCTGTGTTTGCGTCGGCCACCACAGGCACTGCGTTGAACCTGTACACCAGTGATGCTAAGTTGCTGTACAAGCCAAGCACGGGCGAGTTCAAAGCCTCTGCATTGATCGCTGGCAACGGTATCATGCTGAACGAAGACTCTGTCTCGGCCGACTACACAATCGCCACAGGCACCAATGGTTT